GACCTCCATGCAGATGACGACATCGGCCGGTTCCCGCGGCAGCCAGACGGCGCCGTCGGCGACCACGTCCACGCCCGGCCCCGGCGCGATGTCGATGCCGGTGTAGCAGGAGTTGGGGAAGAGCTGGCGCACGCTGCCGTTGATCTCCTTCGACCCGACCTCGACCACGCGCGAGCGCACGGTCGGCAGGTCGCGGGCGATGCGCGCGCAGAAGGCGAACGCGGCCGGATGCATCAGACCAGCCCGCCCACGACGATGAGGCACTCCAGTTCGGCCACCAGCAGGCGCAGCCCCTCGGTGTCGGTGACCGGCACGCCGTAGGCACTGGCGCGCTCGACGATGAGGCCATCGGCCACCCCGATCATGGCGCCCTCCGTCTCCAGCGCCGTCCAGGCCGACAGCGGCCCGCCGGGGGTGATGAGTTCGTCGAGCCGGCGCTGGCGTTCCTGGTCGCTGGCGCCGCCCACGGTCAGGCGCAGCCGCAGCCGGAACTGGTAGACGTCGTCCATGGTGATGCGCTCGATGACGGTGTCGCCGGGGTCGATGACGACGCAGGCCGAGCCGTTGGGCCCGACCGGCAGGTTGTCGGGCATCCAGGCATAGCTGTAGCCGTCGAGCAGCGGGCTGACGGCCTGCGCCATGGCGATGCGGACATCGGTCAGCCGCGCCACAGGCTCTCGATCTCCCGTGCCGCGGCGGCGAAGGCGCTCTCCACGCCCGGACGGCTGGCCTGCTCGGCGCGCGCCATGACGTGATGGGCGGGCAGGCCGCGGATGCTGACCGCCCGCGCGGCGGCGTAGCCACCCTTGAGCACACCCACCGGCGGCATCTTCGCGCCGGGATGGCGGCCCTCTTCTGCCACGTTGATCCAGGGCGCGGTGGCCTTGACCTTGGCGAACTTCGGGACGAAGAGCGGCGCCGAGCCCTTGTCAATGCTGGTCCTGATGCCCTTCGTCAGGCTCTTGCCGACCGGGCGGGTGGTGGTGATGACGTGGGCCTTGACCACCTTAGCGCCGGCGCGCATGCCCTTGGTCAGCGGTTTCTTGAGCAACTTGCCGCCGCCGTTCTCCACCTTCTTGATGAGCTTGTCGGCGCCCTTCACCTCCAGCTTGAAGTTGGTGGTGGGCATCAGCCGACCGTCACCAGGCGGTACTCGGCCAGCATCTCCTCGACATCCCGGTCGGTCTGGACGCGGATGAAGCCGGTCTCGCCGCTGCCGGCGACGCCCAGCGGGGCCTGGCGCAGCGAGTAGTTGCGCCCGACCAGGCGCAGGGTGGCCTGCTCGACCAGCGGCGGGATGCTCTCGCTATATCCCCAGGTGCCGGTGATCTGGACCGAGCGGCGGGCGACGGGGAACGTGTAGCGCCCGAGCCGGTCCAATTCCACGAACCAGTAGGGCGTGCCGCCGGCCAGCGCGCCCTCCGGCCCCAGATAGAAGTCGAGGTCCGTGTCCCAGGCCACCTCGTAGACGCGATCACCGTCGTTGTCGGTGGCCAGGCCGGTGATAGCCAGGATGTCGCCCGTGACCAGGTACCAGGAGGCGGTGGGCGTGAAGACGCGCGTCTCCGACACGGTGTAGAAGTGGCGGTGGCAGATGCCGTCCACGCGCCGGCTGGCCGCCTCGATGTAGCGCTCCACCTGGGGCGACTCGGGGCTGTCGACGGGCAGGCCGAGATGCGACAGCGCCGCCGTCAGCGTGGTGTAGCCGCGCACGATGGCCATCTACCCGCGCTTCTCGGGCGGCTCGACGGCGGCCGTTTCTACCTTCGCCGGGGCCTTCCCCTGCGAGGACACGGTCGCTTTCGGCTCTTCTTTCGTTTCTTTCTCTTCCACCAGCTTGAAGAGCGGACCGTCGCGGACCACCCGCTCGGGCGGGATGAGCGTGGCCCGACCCTCGCCGATCATGCCCTGCGCCGCGATCCTGTTCATGCTGATCAGGCGTCCGTCTTCGAGTTGCAGCCAGACCTCGTTGGTGATCTCTTCCATGGGACCTCCAATGGGCGGGGCATGCGCCCCGCCCGCATGGCGCTAGTCGATGATCGCGCTGGGCGGTGTCGCGCCGCCGTAGCGCGGGCCGACCAGCAGGTAGTGGGCCTGGGTCAGGTTGGCCACGTTGCTGGCGCCGGTGATGAGGGCGATGCAGTCAAAGCCGCCGGCCAGGTCCAGGCTGGACGGGTCCACCTGGAAGATGACCGTCTTGTTCTTGACGCCCGCATCGGTGGTGTAGTTGACGGCCGCCGTGCGCGCGACGAGCGTGTCGCTGGCGGCCGTGTCGAGGTTTGACCAGATCGGCACGGTGTTGGTGATGACCTTGGAGCCGGTGCCGGCCACGGCCGTCGCCTGGTTGATCGACAGCACGATGGTGGCGGCGTTGCCCTGGGTGATGTGGGCGATGACGTAGACGAGGGCGTAGTTCTTGACGTTGATCCAGTCGCCGGTGCGCCCGGCGGCGTCGGTGGCCGGGGTCATCGCCTCGACCAGCTTGCCATCAATGGCAGGATTGAACAGCATGGTCATACCTCCCTGAGCAAAGGCTGGTCAGTGGGTGGCCAGCGTGACGAATGGGCTGACGGTATTCGAGCCCTTGTATGGGGTGAGCACGCTGTTCCAGAGTGGCTGACCATCGACGCGGTAGACGAACCGAAATGCTGTCTGGTCGGTCAGGAACTGGACATGGATGGAGCTGGCCGACTGGATGCCGCCCTTGTCGGCGATGACGTACTGGCTCAGGTCGGCCAGGATGACGTCGCCGAGGGTGCCGAGCGTGCTGTTGTATTCGGTCGGCACGATGGGTCGACCGAACAGCATGCCGCGCGGCGCGTCCGAGATGCGGCCCGGCTCGATGAAGGCCAGCGTGTTGGAGCTGCTGAGCTGGAGCACCTGCTGGTAGACATCCTGGTTCATCAGCCAGACGGCATTCGTCATGCTCGGCGCCCACAGGCGACCGTACATCTTGGCCGCGTTGGCGACGGTGAAGGTGGCGGTCTGCGCGCCCTCCTGGGCCTGGCTGACGACCGCGCCACTCTGGAGGATGCCGAGCGGCTTGCCCGTGCCGTCGCCGTTGATGATGGCGTCCTCGACCAGAAACTGGATCTCGTTGATCAGCGCCTCGCTGATGATCGCCTCCAGCGCGGGCGCGTCGTCGAGCAACTCGTCGGTCGAGTAGGCCACGGCCGCGATCTTGTTCAGGTTCAGCTCGACATACCGAAACGTCGCCTTGGTGGCGGTCTTGGTGTCGGCCTCGGCCATCCAGTACGCCTGGACACCGCCGTAGCGGCTGCCGGTGGCACGGCTGGACTCGGCGATGGCCGGGATCTTCATGCTGTTGGCGCGGGTGGAGATGGGGATGCGCCGGCAGCGCCGGAGCACCTCGCCGGTCGAATAGACACGGCGCCAGACCTCGGACGAGAAGTCCTGCTGGACCAGGAAGCCGCCATCCGTGCCGACCGACTCATTGTTGCCGAGGGCGGCGCGCTGCTCGACCAGGCGCGGGTCGATGCGAGCGCCGGGCTGGGCCGCCTGGGCAATCGCCATGAGCTGCTCGCCGAAGGAGCGGAAGCGCTGCGGCTCGACGACGGTATGGCCGCCGTTCGGTTGCGGGCGGGTCGGCGTGCGGAAGGAGGTGCGCGTGCCCTGCTCGTGGGCGGCCAGCGTCTCCTCGCGCACCAGGCGCTCGGCGAGTTGCTCGGCCTGGCCGATCAGGTCCTCGAAGGTGCGCGCCTCCTCCACATTCAACTCGCGCTGCCCTTCATCGGCAGCAAGCTGGATGGTCCGCGCGCGGGCGACGAGCTCCTTATGCTGCTCGCGCAGCTTCGTGATGTCCATGTGCTCAAGCTCCTTAGAGGCGGGCCATCCGCTCCAGCCGGGCGCGTAAGTGCTGGGCGCGGGCGGCGTCGATGAGGACGGGGGATACCCGAGGCGTCACCGAGTGGCCCGAAGGAGCCGGGTCGGGTGCCCGCGTGTCCGAGTGGCCCGATGGGGCCGAGTCGGTTGGCAGGCATGCCTGCAGTACGTCGATGGTGGCGCGCACGACCGTGCGCTGGGCGTCGGAGAGCGGCAGGCCGCGGCGGTTGCGCTCGACCGCCACCAGCACGGCATCGTCGATGCCGGCCGAGATCAGGAGCGAGCGCACGTCGCTGGTTGCGGCGGGATAGGCGGGGTAGGTGACGGGCGACACGTCGAAGAGCTGCGCCTCCAGCAACCAGCGCTCGTCGATCTCGGCGCCCGCGTCGTCCTTGCCCACGCCCCAGCGGTCCTTGATGGTGCGGAAGGCGAAGCTGGATTGGTCGATGTCGCCGCGGCGCATGACCGCCATCAGGTCGCGCGCCCATTGGGTGTCGGGCGGCGTGACGGTATACCAGAGCCCCTTCTCGTCCTCGCCGAGCGTGAGCGTGCCGGTGGTAGTGCGCCCGAGGACGTAGTTCGGGTCATGGTTCAGGAGCGCCCGCACGTCTGCGCCCTGCTTGAGCGTGCGCGTGAAGGCCCCCGGCGCGACGTACTCGCGGAACGTCTTGCCGTAGCCATCGGACAGGACCTCGGAAGGCGAGTTGAAGACGGCGCCGTAGCCGGTGATGCGCGGCGGCTCGTCGGGCGAGCTGACGCGCAGGTCCATGTCGGCCAGGGCCACAATGCGCCGCTCAGGCGGGAGTGTTGTCGCTCGGCTCATCGGGCACCTCCTGCGGTGTTGGGGGCGGGGGTGGGGGCGGCGCCTTGGGCTTGACCGCCTCGGCGACCGGGATCATGGTGCCGTTGACCAGCAGGACACTGCCGCTGGCGTCGCCGGTCGGGTTCATGCCCTCGGCCTGGCGCCAGTCGTCGGCCGAGATGACGCCGTTCTGGCGCATGATGGCCAGCCCCTCGGCCCGCGTCTTGGCGTCGCCCTGCATCAGGATCTTGGTGTTGAACTCGGCCCGGTGGCTGCGCTTGCCGGCGCTGATGCGGAAGACATCGCGCCACAGCGCCATCTCGATGCGCGTTGTCCACGGCTCAACGCTGTGCGTCACGAACTCGATGGACTGGTGCTCGATGTTGGCCCAGGTGGCGCGGCTCAGGTCGCCGATCAGGTGGGGCGGCACGCCGAAGAGGCCGGCGATCTCGGTCCGCTGGAACTGCCTGGTCTCCAGGAACTGGGCCTGCTCGGGCGGCACGCCGATAGACTGCCACGCCGTGCCCTCACGCAGAATCGCCACCCGCCAATGGTTCTCGCTGCCGCCATGCTTCGAGTCCCACGCCTCTTGCAGGCGTTTGATAGCGTCGTCGCTGATGTCGCCCTTGACATTGAGGACACCGCCCGGTCTGGTGTCGTTGCTGAAGAACTTGCTGCCGAAGGACTCTGCCGCCAGGCCCAGGCCGATCGCCTCGGCGCCGTAGAGCACGGCCGAGCGACCGCACAGCGGATCGAGGATGGCCTGGCCTCTGACGTGCAGCATGTCCTCATAGCGGAAGAGGCGGGTCTCGCCACCGTCCTGGCGGTAGGCGTAGACCAGCTCGTCGCGGCTGTCGCGCAGGAGTCGCATGCGATCGGGGCGCAGCGGCCAGATGGCGACCACGCCGTAGGGGTTGCGCTCCAGCTCGGCGTAGAAGTTGCCCCACAGCAGGAGGTGGCCCATGGCCATCTCCCAGAACTCGAAGGCGGTCATCTCGGGGTTGGGCGCCCAGCGCAGCAGGTCGTAGAGCGGGTGGTCGGGCGTCTCCTGCCGACCGGCGCCGGTGACGCGGAAGGTGACCAGCGGGCAGGAGGCGACCGCGCTGGCGAGCACGCGCACGGCCGCGTAGACGGGGGTGAGGAAGAGGGCGGTCTCGGGGCGCAGGGCCACGCCGCTGGCGGCGGCGCCGCCGCCCACGGTCTGCACGTCGAGCCAGGTGTCTAGATTGGCGATGGATTGGGGCGACCAGGCGCGGCGGTCGAGAGCTTGCATGGCGCGCGTGACGAGGTTCATGTGCGCCGCCTGACCGGGGCGGCCACGATGGCGGCCACCACCAGCAGGGCCAGGCCGCCCATGACCAGGCCGGCCGGCTGGCTGAAGAGCCAGGCGCCCGCGACGATGAGGGCCAGGCCGGCCAGCACCAGCAGGTTCACGAAGACGTCCGCCGCGCTCGGCACTTAGAAGACCTGCAGGTCATGGGTCTCATACCAGCTCATGCCGTCGCCCTCACTTGCCATGGCCCGCGCCAGCGCCGTCACGGTGGCGGCGATGCCGTCGATGCGTTGTGTGCGCTTGCTCTTGTCCGGTTTGATGTTGCCGGCCGGGTCGGTGGTGACCATGACGTTGTCGGCCATCCAGCGCAGGACCGGGTTGCCGCCGTGGCGGATGCGCCCCGCCACCACCAGGGCGAGGAGTTCCTTGGTGGCGGCCGAGAGCGATGCGTAGCCCTGCCGGACCGGCTCGCAGGGCACGCCCTCCTGGCCCAGCTCGACGATCAACTGGGTGGCGTTCCAGGGGTCGAAGCCGATGGCGCGGACGCGGGCCCGCCCGACCGTCTCCAGCACGGCCGCCTTGATGGTCTGGTAGTCGATGACGTTGCCCTCCGTCAGCGTGAGATGGCCGAGGCGCGCCCACTCGCGGTAGGGCGCGCGGTCGCGGCGCTCGCGCTCGACGATGCCGGCCTCCGGCAGCCAGAAGCGCAGGACCAGGTCGTAGGTGTTCCCGTCCGGCACGAGCAGCGCGAAGGCCGCCAGGTCGGTGGTGCTGGACAGGTCCAGCCCGCCGAAGCAGGCCCTCCCGAGGATGGGCTCGGTCGGGGC